CAAGGCCATCAGTATCAACTGCCATTTTCTCAGCACTACCTTTCGGCACATACTTAACGCCATTAATCTCAATCTCGCTCGCTTCTACTTTCATAAACAATCTCCAAATATTAAAAATCACTTGTCCATCTGCTCGTAAATTTTAAACAAAAATCTTAATCGCTCACAGAGTACCTCGACAAACCCCTCAATATTATCAGGGCTAACCTTAGTATAATTTGCATCTACAAAATCTTTTAGAATCCCTACCGATAGCTTAAGCTCAAGGTATTTTTGAATGTCTGTCATCTTACGCCCTTAATTATTCGGAAAGCTTTCTTGCTCCCGCTTTTCAATACTCAACTTTGTGAAGTACTCTTGAACCTGAATTAAGCAGTCTTGCTTATCCTCTGCCGCAATCAGTAATCGGATTACATCGTACTCAATTTCAAGTAGGTCGGAAAAGCTAACGTCCTTCTTACTCATAAACACACCCACTCATAATGACAATTCTCTCCATCCTCATCACAGACATATACTGTCATACATTGGCGGTCATCGTCGTCATCATGATCATGCCCGCGCCAATCGTTTTTGTGACAATCGCAATCCTCACCAAACCAATCATCGCAAGCATAGGCTGGAGTTGTAAAAACTAAGAAAGCTAACAATAGTTTAAACATATAATCCTTGAATATCTAAAACTGACTGCTCCTTATCTGCTAAAAATTTTAGTATCTTATGAGTAAAGTATTCAACTCGAGACACTGAATCCATTTCAATAGTTGGTCTTAGTGAGAATGCTAAACCGCCTTCCGTCTCTTCGCTCATTAAGATCTTAATCATCAGCACATCATCCTTATTCACATCTAGCTTCCAAATGTATGCCTTTCCTAAATCCACAACATCTTTAGTTTCTGTTACTATCCACTTATTCATCTTCCATCTCCGTAAATAAATCTAAATTATCAAACTCTGAGCCTGGATTAACTACCACCTCTTGCCCCTTCTCTCCTTTTCCGACAAGCTTAAGCTTGCCCTGAGGCTTCTCAATTAGGTGACTAAACACTTGCTCAAATTTTTTCTTACCTATTGCTTTCTCCACACTCGAGAATGGTTTTAGTTTTTTATCGTAAGGATCTAACCCATGCGCTTCTATTTCCTCTGCAATAACTTCAACCTGGTCAGTCCACTTTCTAAAAGCTCTACCCTCGACAAGTTTTAAGCATTCAAACTTGTGACCCGATACTGCTTTTCTTAGATTATAATTCTGAACGCTCCTAATCCAACTAATGATAGCATCCCCCTGAGTATGTACCCGCTCAGCAATAGATTCATCCAACAATTCTGGTGCTGGATAAGATAGCTTTTCAATCTTAACTAGCTCAGCCCCATACTCTGGGCATCTTGGTTTTACTGGGCAAAATTGGCAGTGCTCACCTTTTCTAAAATGAACCTCACCACTTGCCACATCCTCAATTGTTTTATTGAAGAGCTCTTCAAATAAATCTAGCTCGTGTTCTGAAATCTCCCACTCGCTATACTTATCTTCTACCGAGTCAGATACTCGAGGCTGAAAGATAGAGACAATAGTGCGAGCCTTGGCACCATACTTCTTCCTCGCAGCAATTGCATAGAATGCTAACTGATAATTCTGCTCAGCAGAAACAAGCTTCCCCTCTCCATACTTGTAATCAATAACGTGGATAAAATCAGGTCCCACAATTATCTGGTCAGCCGTTCCTCTCACCATCTCCGCGAACTCAACGCGGTGCTCCAGGTAAACTTGCACCTGAGATAAGTCTCCCCACTTATCCATGCTATAAGATAGATACTCCATCGCGTGATGCTGCATCTCCGCACTTAGAATTGGAACTCCAAAGATAGTCGCCTCTCCGGTCTGTAAGTAATTACCTACAACCGCCGCCGCTACAGTGTGCGCCTGAGTACCTTCCGAGCTCCACTCCGTGTCGAACTTTTCTATCCTGGTAGATAGTTCAACCGAGGCGGTACACTTAGATGCGCGCTCTATATTACTGGCGCTGATTGTTGTGTGTTTGTTTGAGTCCATATAAAAAATCAATTAAAAATAAAAATACTTCTACCTGCATCTCTTCTGATAACTGTCCAAACTTTTCAGCGCCTGCAACTTTTACAACCCTCTTAAACTCTTCTGGTATTCCAAGCTTTTCGTACTCTCGAAACAATAAAACTGCGGCGTCCCTGTTTATCTTCATCACGCCGCCATTATTGTTTTAATTATAGAATCTTTTCTCCCAATATGATTAAACACTTTGTGCTCGAGACTATTCTTCGCAACTAGGTAATCAATCACGCAAACTGAACGCTGGCCTATTCGATGAATTCTATCCTCCGCCTGCTCATTATTACTTGGTGTCCAATCATGCTCCACCATCACCACATGATCCGCCGCCGTAAGAGTAAGCCCAACACCAGCCGCCATAATGTTTCCGATAAAGATAGAACGCTCGCCTCTCTGGAACTTGGATACTGCGTCCTCTCTATCTTTCGCCGAACTCGCTCCAGTAATACACACATAATCTTTTAGCCCTTCAGTTAGTCCATCAATTACTTTCTTGTGCCAGGCAAACACTACGACTTTTCCCTTTTGCTCAACCACACTCTTAATGTGCTCAATAGCTGGCTCAATTTTAAGCTCGCCAAGCTTTGCTCGAGCGCTCGCGATATGCTCATCAAATTTAATTTTGGTAATATCAAACGGCTCTTTTACTAGCTGCTCAGTCTCAAGCGCATACTTTCTAGCCCTTGCCTCATCAAACACAATTGGAATTACTCTGATAATCTTATCCGGCAATTCTTTTAAAACTTCTGCCTTTTCTTTCCGCACCATAATGTTACTGAGAATTCCTTTAAGCTCTGGAATATTAGATGCGCCGTCCACTATCCAACCAAAGCGCCCCTGCTTCGCGTCACAGTACTTTCTAACAAACGGCCAGTAGCTAGACAGGTCATAGCTATTTAACCCGCGCGAGTTAAAAAACTGGAGCAATGGGAATAAGTCTAATGGCTTATTGGTGATAGGTGTTCCAGTAAGGAAAAATGCCTTGGCCTTGCAATACTGCACAAGACCGAGGCACGCCTTCGTGCGCTTACTACTCGCTGATTTTATATAGTGGGCTTCATCGATAACAATCACACTAGGCTGGTACTTCTTCAACATCGCTAACATGCGGGGGTGGCTTAACATGTTGTAGGAAATTATGGTTATTTTTTTATTTTGGAGGGTATCTTTTAAGCTGGTTATTACTTGAGTATATTCTTCCGCCTTGTCTGACCACTTTAAAAATTCCTGGAGCCAGTTAAATCTTAAACTACTGGGGGCAACCACTAAAACTCTGGCTGGCTTCATCTCTATTAATGTGGCTATAGTCATAGCTGTCTTTCCTAATCCCATTTCGCAGGCATTCAGGACAGCGCCAAACTTTGACAAGATTTGTAATTGTGTTTCTTTTAATTCTTGTTGAAATGGTAATAAAGAGATTGTCATTTGTGTTTCATTTGTGTTATATTGGTAACACCAACACGATACTCTAACACTTAGAGGTTCGTCAATATAATTTTTAATTATTTTTTCGTATGGCTAAGAAAACACCAGATAAGAAGAAACACATCACACTCAGAATGAGCTTGGAGTTAGTACAACTACTCGACCAGCTTGGAGAGAAACTCGATAGAAGTAGAAGTGAGTTAATCATCCTAGCAGTTAGAGCATTTGTACATAACGACAAGTAACATTCCATGACACCAAATCTTGCTGAGACACGTAAATTTTTTGCGATTATTTCCGAGTCGCCGGAATTCCTAGAAACTATTCAAGTATTCGGAGAATCCCAAAAACCAAGGTTTGACTTCGGAAAACTCACATATTTTGATAGTACTACCTACTCAAAACGTGGTGCTATTACAATCAACCGCAAGATGTCAGCGCACGTTCCAATTAAAGGGAATGCTGAGCTCGTCAAAGACTTATGTCATCTTCAATCTCTCGGGTATGGCATCTATTACATGGTGCAAAAGCCAAAGCCTGAGCCCAAGGATACTGCTGGGAATTGTAGAACCACTGAGAATGTTGAAGCAATTCGCACCTTGTTTTTAGATTTAGATGGAGCCCCCCTCGAGCCAGTACTAAGCTTAAAAACATTTAAGCCGCATGTTATTGTAGAGACTAGCCCCAATAAGTTCCACTGCTATTGGAAAGTGCAAAACTGCACACTAGAAGAACACAAGGTCTTGCAAAAATCTTTAGCGCTCAAGTTCTCAGGTGACCCAGCCGTGCATGACTTGCCGCGCGTTGCTAGAATCCCTGGTTTTTATAATCTTAAAAAAGAGCCGTTCCTTGTTCGGGTTCACCAGGTGAATGTCTCAGCATCTTATGATGTAAAAGCTTGCAGCCTAGCTCTAGGTCTTACTGCATTCATCCCTCAAGTTCGGCAATCCATGCTCTCCCCACTTGAATCGATAGCGCTAATCCCTGCCGGTGAGCGCCATACCTTTCTAATGGGAAGCGCCCGCAAGTTCGCCGGGCAAGGTAAAACCCTCCAAGAAGTAGAGCTCCTACTCTCTGGCCTTTGTTCCAGGCTTGAAAATGGTGCAGAGTTCGCGACAGAAAAAGGGTTCTCCGAAATTACAAGAATCGCCCAAGCTGCCTTAGGCTACCAGATTAAGGAGCAAGTCGCGCAGGTTCAAGAGATGGTGGTGATGGCAAGCTCAGCCCCTGCAATTATAGAGCCTGAAAAACTAACCACTCGAGTTGAGATTTCAGATGCTAAGCCCGCAGACGTTGAGCCTGAATCACCCCCTCTTCAGCAGACTACTTACAACACTAAGGACCACGTAGTTTGCGCCCAGCAATTGCTACAAACATTCTTCCAGGAGCATAAGTTTCTTTGGTGGCAGGAGCGCCTATACAATTACTCAAAAGAGTTGGGCTACTGGAAGCTTCTGGAAGTCGCCCACCTCCGCAGGATTTTAAGAGGTTTAATTCACGCCTCGAGCAATAAGCCAATCCCTGAGCAATTCTTTGAGAACGTGATTAAGGTAGCAAAAGACCACCTGTTTTTACCCTACGATTTCCAACCCGATAATTATATTGGGAACGATGAGCGCGGGTACTTTCTTAATCTTCAAAATGGTATCCTTAACCTTAGAACCCTAGAACTAATCCCACACTCCGACAACTTCTTTTCCGTTGGTCAGCTACCCTACCCATATAATCCAAACGCCACGGCCCACGCTTTCGAAACTTGGCAGTTAGATCTCTTCGATAGCTACACTGAGCCCCAAGCCGCAGAATTGCGGCAGGCAATCGTGCGGTATATGGCATACTGTTTAGTTCCTAACACTAACCAACAAAAATTCCTGCTGCTGATGGGAGCATCTCGAGGTGGCAAAGGTGTTTTGTGTCAATTATTCGAAGCATTGTTAGGTCAGGATAATACCGCAAGCCTTAGCCTCTCTTCCTTAGCCTCCCCCCACGGCCTCACCCAAATCCCAGGTTCAAAGGTCGTCATAGTTGCCGAAACCCCGCCGCAGATTCACCACTTCCAACTCGCCTCAGTTGTTGAAACAATCAAGCGCCTATCAGCAGGAGATGCTATTGTAATCAACCCCAAGGGGAAAACGGAATTTAAGTACCAATCCACTTCCAAGTTTATAATGGCCTCAGAGTTTGCCCTACCTTTTAAAGACGCAGGCGGCGGCCTTCTAAAGCGCGCTGTAGTGATACCATTCGAAAAATCTTTCGCCGGTCGAGAAGATCCATTCCTTGGCGCCCGGCTTAGGTCTGAACTATCCGGCATTCTTAACCTAGCACTCGCCCAGCTTAAGGGTCTAGCGATAGAGGGTCTAATTATTCCCGAAGTTAGCAAGGGAGAAGTCGAGGATTACCAGGCTGGCATTAATCCCATTGCCCACTTTATTGATACTAAGTTTAAAATCACTCGGGACGATTTAGATAAGATAACCAACCGCGAGCTCTTTGACTTGTACACTAAGTGCTCAGACGCTCACCAGTACCCCCCAATCGAGCGGCAATCTTTTCTCCGTCAACTCGCCGCAGTGATGCGAGGCCGCGCCATGACCTACCGCAGCGAGTACGACCGCGGGTATCGCGGCATCAAAGCAAGCGACTCTCTGGTCGGAATTGAGTTCGAGGCATGCCCTTTTTAGACTGACAGATCCTGACAGTAATTTCGAATTACTGTCATTACTGTCAGGAATTACTGTCAGGAGGTGTCCCACTGATTAACACTAATATCACGTCTGTGTCTTATTGTGTCTTACTTCCTGACAGTATACTGTCAGGTGTTGCCAACTACTGTCAGCCGTAACTGTCTAATCTCCTTCATAAAATGACAGTAATGACAGTAATGACAGTATTTATTATTATTATATATATATATTAATTCTAGGAATTCCACGCTATTTTAGGCTTCCTAATGCTAGCTTGGAGTAAACCTTTTAATGATTACTGTCATCTGTCAGGTGGCTACCATTCAGCCTTCAGTGATGGTGCTTCGCTAGATAGGCTTCAGGCTAAAGCAAAAGCCCTAGAAGCTGTCAACTCCTAGGGCCTGGTAAGCCTCTCAAATTTGGGCAAGGCGTGAGCTAGAGGCCTCCGCCGTCGATTAGTCCGGCAGACAGACAGACAAGGAAGGCGAGCCAATAGAGCCCCCACAACATGCCAAGCCCTACAACCCCACCAAAGAATAAAACAAGCGCCGCCATTAATTTAGTTAACATGCTTCTCTCCGTCTAAATAATAATCTTTTCCTGTCATTAAAAAGTGCCAGGCTATTCGTGAAAGTTCTTTATTTAAATCATAAACTCCGGCCTTGACTAAAGAATCGACCAAGATGGTATCCTGTCCAAGCTCCCTAATCATGGCCTTGATGGTTTTACCCCTGTATTCTGAGGCAATGGCAATTAATTTTCTCATTGTGCGGCCTCCATATAGATAAAAGAGCAAAGTCGGTATTCTGTCTCGGCTTCCTTGAATTTTATTACTTTTTCCTTTCTCTGGCCTAGTATCTTTTCTCTAGTCTCATCACTAAAGAGCTCGGCATAGGAGTCTAGATCCTTGATTAGATCCTTGCCGTCTTTCCACTGCTCAGCCCCTGCCTTTCTATATTCTACTGCATACATTCTTTTTACTGTCATATTTAGCCCTATAAATATAAAATACTGGTAAGTCTTAGCCTCATCAGGTGCCGCATTACGGCACTACGGGCATTCTCTGCCCGTTTCGGCTTAGTTTGCAGCGGCTGCCTTCTGGCGCTCTATTCCAGTTCCAGCCCTTAGAATGCTATCAACGGCATTAAAAATGCGCTGATAGGTTTTATTTTGAATATTTTCACAACGCGCCATAAACTTTTGCACGTATTGAATATTATAGGCTTCAATCTCAGCAGGGACCTTGCATTCAAGTGTTTTAGTACAAAGAATGCTTGTTAGTTCGGCCTCAAACTCTCTAAGCTCGTGGCCTTCTTTGCAGTCCGGCTTAAGATGCCCAAGAACCACGTGCGCGAGCTCGTGAAAGAGCGTGCTTGACACGCTGTCAACGTCCGCGAGTGGGTTAAGTGCAATCCCGAAACCGTGCTCCGTCTTGCGAGCATAACCAAAGGCGAAGTTCGGATCTTTCTGATATGGTAATTGCTCAATGCCAAGCTTGGCAAAAGCTTTATTTTTATCAAAGCTTGGTATCGCTTGCAGTGCTTCAAAATCTTCCTTCCCGTCTAATCGCTCGGTCTGCTCGAGAGAAAACCAACGATTGCGGAAAGCAAAAATCACCTGGTCGCGCTCTTCCTTCCCGTCTTTATTCTTTTTCACAAACGGCTGGACAAGATACTTAGCTTTTTCGCCTCTTTTAACGATGCGTCCGGCTTTTTTCCAAGTCTCAAAAGTGGCTATTTGGCCTTTTGCCCCTTGGAAAAAAGCAAGTAGGCAATTGCTAAAACTGTAGTTGTGAAAATTAAAATGAACAATCTTCGCAGGATTATTAACTTTACTTGTCAAAATTTCCTGGATTAATTTGTTATAGTTTACGCTGTACTTTTCCATATTATGCCCTTTTATATAGATTAAAATACTGATTGCTCAGTAAGTTAAGAGTAACACAACGTAACACAGTATGCAACTAATTAATTGCACAAAAACAAAAAAAACTGCATCATATTTTTATGACACAAACGATTGAGGCCGAAATATTGGATGGAGAAGATCCGTTCCTTCCTGCAACAAAAAAAACAATCAATAGAAAGCAATTAGCGAAAGAAATGCTTTTTAATCCGCGCAAGGGTGTGCTTGCTGAAACTGCAAAAATCGTAGAATTTTACGCCAAAGGAATACCGCAAGCAGAAATAGCCAAAGTTCTGAACTTATCTCAAAGCACGATAGACAGCAGATTAAAACCCTTCAAATCTCTATTTTTATTCCTTGAAAATTCAGCAAGTTACGCGGCCGTTAAGTCACAACTCTTTGATGCGGCTGAATATCAAGTCCTAAGCCTCATGCTAAGGGATGATAAACTCGAGAAAGCTAGTCTAAGTGCATTAACTGAAGCGTTCAAAGCGCTACACAATGCAAACAGATTGACCAAAGGATTGAGCACTGAGAACCAGGCAAAGTCTGTAAAGTTTACAAGCGCGGCAAACTTGGCAGAGTTCAGCGAGTAGCTTAGTTACTGAGAATTATTATTCTCGTGAAGTAACATTACAGCAATCAAGCGCGCTGCGCGCGCACTATTGCTGGTCTGTTGCCACTACTCAGCGCTTGCAGCATTCCGCGAATTGCATCACGTGTAGTCTGTAGTGGCACTACAATCGTTTATAGATTTCAAAAAATTTTAAAGGAGCTCGCTTCGCTCGCATAGTTTTAATGGAGGAAGAGGGGTGGGGGGGGGTAGGAGGGTAGTCCCTTCGGCGCGCACCTGCAATTACAGCACCCAACACATGTCCCGCCTGACAAGCAAAAAAAGGTATTTTTTAACCGCTTTAACAATTCACCTACACTTGCTACAATGGCGAGTTATGGCATACGGCGGAGGACAAACAGGCAAGGGGCGGGTAGTAAACCGCGGCAGAAAGAAGAAAGAGTTAGCCTTTGCAGCGCCGGTAGAAGAAAAGATTGTAGAGAATACGGGGCTTGTTAAGATTAACGAGATGGTATTCACGCCAATTCCTGGGGTTAAGTATAAGCATAACTATACTAAAATCTGGCAGGCGATTAACGATAAGCGCGACCCTGCTTATGAATTAGATTTATATCGAAGTTTAATTTGCAAAGACTTATTTTTCTTTGTTTACTTTGTAATGAAGGTTCCAATAGCGAACCACAAGTTTTGGGTTGACAGGTGCGCCGAAGTTCTCGAGGGCAGCCGTACAGATACTCTGGACATCTGGGGCCGAGAGCACGGCAAGAGTACAATTATTACAGTGGGCGATTCTGTAAGAGACACGCTAGACAGAAAAGTGAATTTCGGGTCTGACGAGAGTACGATGTTATTTAGTTATTCCAATTCTGCGTCGTTAAAATTCCTAAGACAGATTAAATTTTTGTTAGAGAAGAGTCAGATGCTGAAGGATTGTTTCCCTGATGTGCTTTGGCAGGAGCCGAGTAAGGAAGCACCCAAGTGGAGTGAGGATCAGGGGCTATTTTTTAAAAGAGATTCCAATTTTAAGGAAGCGACTTTTGAGTGTGGCGGGTTAATTGAGGGCATGCCGACCGGTGGTCACTTTACCCGCAGGATTTATGATGACGTTGAGACTTATGACTTGGTTCAAAACCCGGATCAGATTGAAAAGTTGAAGGACGCCTTTGATTTAAGTCAGAATTTGGGAACTGATACTGGAATTGAGCGGATTATTGGGACGTATTATCACTATAATGGCCTGCTTGTGTACTTACAGAATAAGAAAAGTCCATCTACTCAGGAACCGATTTACCAATTGCGGAAACATCCGAGTACCGAGGGCGGATTGTGGAATGGCGAGCCGGTATATTTGTCTAAGGCTAGGATTGATAAGCTAAAGGCGGATAAGAAGAGCTTTGCAACGCAGCATTTGTTGGACCCTGCTCAAACTGGGGAGCGAAAGCTGGAGAGTAAGTTTCTAACTGAGGTTGACCCGCAAGATATTCCGAATAAGTTGTACCGGTTTATGGTGGTGGATTGGGCAGGGGTACGAAAGGATAGGGATAAGCGACAGGATGCGTGGGCGATTATTACTTTTGGGGTTAATCCGTATCGGGACGACCTGGGGCTGAGTGATTTATATGTGTTGGACGCTACGATTGAGCCGTTAGACTTACCAACCGCGTTGAATACTATTGTTTCTATGTACATGCGCGCAGGTAGGGTGTTGAAGCTGGGAGTGGAGAAGGTTGGGGCTTCAACAATGGACCTTCATATTGTGAATGCGTTAAGAGCGAAGAATATTTATATTAGTGAGGAGCAGCAGACTCTGGCAAAACTTAGCCCTGGGGGTAGAAGTAAGGAGTTTCGAATTGAGAATAACCTGAGTTATCCGTTTGCGAATGGTAAGATAAAGATAAGCACTAGCGTTCCGGTGGCATATAGGGAAAGATTGAAGCTTGAGATGGATCAGTTTCCGCTTTGGCATGATGATGGCTTGGATGCGTTAGCTTATGGCTACGACATGATCAAGGAGTATCGATTCCCAGCGTTTTATGATATAGCGAAGCAGAAGGAATCTAGTAGTCTTTGGGATAGAATTCAAAAAAAGAGAATGATGCAGAGTCGGCAGCATAGTTGGATGGTAGGGTAATAATGGGCGAATTTCGGGTTACAAATTACTGGGGGCTAGAGAAGAATCGGCATAACCATCTTGTGTATTTAGATGAGAAGCTAGGTGTTGGCTACGCGAGCTTTGACGATAAGCATACGCACCGAATATTTTTTATTCCTCCGACAGAGCAACAGTTTGATGAGTTCGGGAATATTGTAGCTGAAGCTAGTCCTGGTGGTTGGGTAGTGGAGCCCTCGGCGGATGGTCATACTCACGAAGAGTTGGAGCAGTACCAAACAAATTACAGACTTCCGAAAGAACCGAAAGAGAAGGTGCTGGCTGAGATTATAGAATTGTTTAAGGAAGCGCTTGAGATTGAGGCTAAGGCTAAAAAGGATGCGAACGAGTCAGAAGATTTTTATTGCGGCAAGCAGTGGAGCTCTTCCGATAAGCAGTACCTTGAGGCGTTGGATAGAGCCTGCCTTACTATTAATGAAGTGGAGCGCGGGATTGATACGCTATACGGAATTTATAAAGAGAACCGCAGTGATTTTCAGTATAGTCCGCAGGAAGGAACAGACCAAAAAACTTGTGACTTATTTAATATTTTAAAGACCAAAGTCTTGCAGGAGTGCAACTCCGAGCAGGAAGAAGAGGAAGTATTCCTAGAACAGATTAAGCGCGGGCGAGGCTGGTTTAATCTCTATGTTTCGATGGATGACTTGCAGGGGAAGATTGTTGTTGAAAAGTTTAACGATTGCGATGTATTCCCTGGGCCGCACGAGAAGAAAGATGCGTCTGACTTAGAGTATGTTTTTAAAACAAAAATGTATTCACTTGGCAAAATTTGCAATCTATTTCCGAATAAGGCGAAGGAGTTGCAAGGTGCTTTTAATCAGTACAATGCAATATCAGCGATTGGATTAGATGAGGAGGAAGGCGAAGAGAAGGACCACGTTCAGTTTGCGAATGACCACTACGGGAAATCAAACAATACAATTCCAGTAAATAAGATTATGCCATCTATTATTAGTGGCGACACTGTGGTGGATATTGCTCGAAAGAATTTTAAATTACTCGAGTGCCAAAGAAAGGTTTACATTCCAGCGAGTGTGATAGTTAAGATTGATACTCAGGAATCTTTTCCTGGTGCTGGTTGGTACCCGAAAGATATTAAAAGAGTTCGGCAGATTGTGGATGCTACGACCGGCGCTCAGATTTTTGAGACAGTAGAGCAGCATATTGCGAGAATGCGAGTTACTAAGATTGCAGGTGGTGTGATTTTGGTGGATGAGTATCCAGCAGACTTGCCAGATGATGATTTCTATATCATTCCAGTTTATGCGAAGAAGTCGAAGAATTATTACTGGGGGAAAATTCACCCTGTAAAAGACCCGCAGCGCGAAGTGAATAAGCGGCATAGTCAGTTAGTAGATATTGGAAACAAGATGTGCGCTTATGGCTACTTCTTTGACTCGATGACGTTTGATGACCCTGCCGTTGAGAATCAGTTTAAGCAGATGGTATCGAGCCCAGGCTTTGCGGTTAAGGTGAATAACATAAACAATCGTCCCGTTAAGGAAGAGGGAGTAAAGTTTCCTTCCGAAATTGCACAGCTACTTGAGATGGATGCTCGAAAAATTACAGAGATTTTAAATATTTCAGTAGAGCCAGGTGGAGCGAACGAATCTTTTGCTCACTTAATGCAAAGAACTAAGGCTAAGGTTACTGGAAACCAGTACTTGTTTGACAATTTAAAAGTCGCCAAGATGAAACTTGGAAAGCTTTTAATTGGGCTTATCCAGAAGTATTGGAGCGTTGACCGAGTAAAAGACTTGTTAAGTTCTGAGGACCCAGAAGCTATTCAGTTAGATGGTACTCCGATTGATGAGTTTACAGATGAGCAGCTTGAGCAGATTTTAATGGACGAGAACGCCGCACGATTAGATGTTATCGTGACTGAAATCGATCCAAGCCCAACAACTCGAATGATGACTTACATGTTGCTTGAAACTCTTGCTTCAAAAGGTCAGCCAGTACCACCAGAAATGTTGATAGAGGCAGCAGACATTCCAGTTAAGCAGAAAGACAAAATGATAGCGGGAGTGCAGCAAGCTAATGACTTAGCGGCAGAACAAGCTAGAACTACGGGCGATGTTGAAATTGAAAAAACATTAATTGCAAAAGGTGTAATTCCTCCGAGCGTAACGCAGCGAATGGGGTTAGACCCCAATGCTCAGCAACAAATGAATGCTGCCGCCGGTGCGCCAACAGCACAACTAACCAGCCCTGCCGGTGGAATTGTGCAGCAGGGCGATGCGGCAATGCCTCAACCTAGAAGAACTACGAAAAGAGTTTACACGAAAATTGAGCAAGACCCAGAAACTGGACAGCCAATCGAGGTGGCTACAATTGAGAGCGAGGGATAATGCGTGAGCTTATTCTTCTTCTTCAATCCTAAGACTAGGCAATCTACAGGTGGCGGCGGTGGTGGCGGAACACCATTAGATGAGCGAGTAGTAGAACGCTGGAAGGAGGATGTTAAAAAAACACTGGACGAGCTATCTATTCTTAATCCTCCATTAAGGCCAGTAGATCTTGGGAAGGTTGAGAAGGTAGAGCTCCCGAAAATCACGCCGCCGAAAATTCAGCCGGAACCTGAAAAGAAAGTCAAGAAAGTTGTAGAGGAAGTAAAGCCTACACCTGCGCCAGAAATAAAGGTGAAGGTAATTCCAAAACCTGTCGAGCCCGAGCCCGAGGTTTTACCAATTCCAGAGCCGGAACCATTTAAACTCGAGCGGGAATTAAAAGACCCGGTTGAGTTTATCAAAAAACCAGAACAGGCCAAGGTTAAGAAGATTGTAGTTGTAGAACCCGAGCCAATCCCTGAGCCAAAGTTCGTGCTGACCAGAGATTTAGTGGCGCCGAAACTTCCAGAGCCGGAACCGCCAGTCATTATTCCAATACTCGAAATGCCCGCGCCGCCTCAAGTTGGTGGGCATAGTAGGCTTATCATAGATGGGAAAGTCGTTGGACCGCGGCCGCCAGACGTCGTGCCTCCGCTCGAAGTGGTGGAAGAATCTCCAGCTATCGAGCTCAGGCAGGAAGTCTTTCCGGCCAGGCCAATAGATTTAGCAGCGCCGGTACTTAGCCGGTGGGATGAGGGGTTATACCCAGTACCGCCAGACCCAAAATCTTTACTCGAGGAAGTCTTACAATCCGAAATTATGGGGGATGGCTTAGACGAAGATTTAGCGCTTGCAATTCTCAAGAAGAGAAAAAGATAGGCCTTGCCAATTTTAGGGGAATAC